TTAAAGTGGTGAGAACTGTGTGACGAATGCCTCGTAGGCTGTGTATATGCCGTACGCGAAAAGAATATATCCGCTGCCCGCCAGTGAGATTGAAGCTAGGTTGAGGGCATTTCCGATTTTTATTCGTCCGTGCCCATAGCAAAACTGCGTCACATAGCGGACGGCTAAGCTTAGAGACCCTGCAAGAACGCCAGCACCGAAAGAAAGTATCGATGGAGTTAGGTGTAAGCCGAGTTCTGCGGGTAGTCCTTTGGATATGGTCGCTCCAAGGAATCCCAGTAGTGCTACGACTGCCCCTCCGTTAATCAAAATTAATGCATTGAGTGCTTCGCGCCCTGCTTCAATAACGGATTTGAAAAGCTCAATTTCGTGCCTTGTTCGCACGTCTAGGTGAGCTAAGAATTGTTGTTGTTCAAGCTTGGTGTGTTCAAGGGCTCTGTCTGGTTGATCAGGGCTTAACCCTGTCTCAATGTATTTTTGTAGCGCCTCGATGTCAACTGTGCTCTGTCCGCTGGAGCGAATCTTTGCTAGGTCTTCTTGAAGTGAGTTTAAAAGCTTGGAGTATTCCACGTTGTCTCTTTGAAGAAGCGTTGGTCTTCGGTTGGAGGTGTAAGGCTCTATTATGTTTTTTTTGCCTCGCGGGGCTTCTTAGCCCCCGTGTTCTCCGGTGGCAACTGATCGCTAATCGGGCAAGAAAACAGCCACGCATCCAGCTCAGCGCGCAGCCATGCCACGCGGCGGCCTGCAACTTGGCGGGGTTGAGGGGCGCGGCGCTCGCGTACCTCTTTCTCAAATGTGGTGAGGCTCAGCCCCGCATAGGCTGCGGCCTGGTCGCGCTCCAGCGCGGCGGGGGCGAATTGCATCACGACGTAGCTCATGCCGTGGCTCCTTCTGTCTCTCGGTAAATCTCAGCGCCTGCGATCGCATGAGGGTTCAGGCGGTCGTTCAAAATGTCCTGGCACAGGGCTTGGCATGCCGGGGCGGCTGCCAGGCCGATTTGGGGATAGTCCTGTGCCAGCTGGTGGGCTGCCTCCAAGTCTTCGGCAATCACGAGCGCGTTGGCTTTCCTCCAGAGGCAGCCGTCCAAAGCCATTTGCGTGATGGTGCGTAGCGTGCCGTGCAGGCGTCTGGCCACGGGGTGGCCTTTGTTGACGTGCACGGCTATCTCTGCGCCGATGCCGATGATGGCTGCCAGGTTGGCCAGCAGCTCGCGGTGTTCCTGTCCATCGTCGGCCAGTGCCACCAGCACGCCCAAGTCCAGGTTGAGCTGGCGTTGCTGTTCAATGGCCACTGCAGCCGTCACGGGGTTGGGCCCACGGTATGGCTTGCGCCGTGGCTGGGGTGGGGTGAAGCGTGGGCGTGCCATTACGCTGCCTCCTGCTCTGCCACCAGATCCAACTCGCTCACGTGAAAGCTCAGGATGATGGGTGCGCAGCCCTTGGCGCGGGGGATGCTGACAATCACTGCCTCTGGCCCACAATGCGCCGTGGCGGTGCCTTCGTAGTTAACCCAGGGCTTTTGTTTCTTTTGCGTGGCATTCGCGTTGATGCGTACCACTTTGCCCACCAGCTCAGCGGCAGTCAGCACGGCCTTGGCTTTCTTTACTGCTGCCCCTGTCTTTGCGGATGCACCATCCTGGCCATGGTCCACTGATTCGCCTGTGCCAGCGGCAGCAGGCGTCTGCTCACGAATCGTTTTTTCGGTGGCAAACGTGATTCCAGCAGAGGGCGGCAGAGCCTGCGCAACGTTAGTTGCGACTGGCTCTGCTACGTTGCCTTGCGCGGCCGCAGCCGCGCCTAGTTCTGGTTCCCCTGGCAAAGCCTGCAGCGCGGCAGCGATGCTGGCTGCAGCCGCATTAGCGCTTAGCTTTTTCCCACCACCGCCAGCCAGCGCAGCGGGGCCTTGTTGGCTTTTGCCTTTGGCCTTGCCACCACCCACACCCTTTTGAGTGTGCGCAGCGGGGGTAAGGGGTGTATTTGCTTTTGGAGCCTCAGATTTATCAGGGGATGCGGCGGCTTTCTTGCCCATCTCAGCCCGCAAATTGGCTTGCACGTTGGCTTTGACAGTGTTCACACCGATGTTGCATGCCTCCGCTAAATCCATCAGCGTGGGGTTGTGCTTGCGGTCGGGGTATTGCTCATACAGCCAAGGGGTGTAGGCGCAATCGCGCAGCACCAGCACGGCGGCAGCCGCGTTCACCGGTTGCGCGTGGTCTTTTACGTAGTCTTTCAGTGCATCCAGTGGGGCAACCTTGCCCAAGTCCAGTGCCTGTGCCAGCTGCGTGGCTTCATCTTTGTTGAGCGTGCTGATGATGTGGGTGGCCACCATGCGCTCTGCCAGCATGTCAATGTGGCTGCTGGTGCGCTCACCGGTTACGGCCTTGATGGTGGACACGGCCAAGGCCTTGCGCCATTCGCGCTCAAATCGGTCGGCGGCAAGCTTGGCATCTTGCTTGGCCTTGGCCTCCGCATCGGCCTTGGCGTCTTCGCGCAGCTTGGCCTCAGCGTCGGCCTTGCCTGCCATCTTCAGCAGCTCAGCGGCTTGCTCCTGGGGCACCACGGCAATCAGCTCATTCTTGGCGTGGGGGTTCTCAATCAGCGTGGGGGTGATGCCTGCTTGCTCCATCACGCTACCCACCACGGCACGCAATGGCTTGCCCTTCACTGGGCTGTCAGTGGCCACGTCCAGCCGCACATAGCCTTCAATGCTGCCGCTGTAGGCGGTGGGGATCAGTGCCTTGGCCTCGCGCCCGGTGATGATGTGCGCGCCCATGGCCTGGGCACGTTCGCGCAGCTGGGCGGCGTGGGCGTCTTCCTTGGCGTGGTAGCAGGGCGGGTTGGTGCACACGTCTGCACTGTCCACGTCGGTGAACAGGTCGGGGTTTGCGCCGGTGCGGTTGGGGCAGGCGCTGCAGCTGCCCGCGTTGGGGCACAGGTTGGCGTCTTCACGGTCAAACTTGGCGTGTTTCAGATCCAGCATGAACTCACTGCGCACCATGCGCTGCACCTCACGGGCGCTCATACGGTCGCCCTGGAAATCGGTGTCGGTGGCTTCCTCCAGCGCCTTGAGCTGCAGTTGCTCATTGGGAATGCGGGCAATAGGCAGCGCGCAGCTAAAGTCCAGCTTGCCTTCGCGCAGCAGCTGGCGGCCATGCTCGCACAAGTCCAGCACCTTCAGGCGGGCGAAGATGTAGCTGCGGCTGCGGCCCACCTCTGCGGCAATTGCGTCGGCAGAGCTGCCTTCGCTATCCATCAGGGCGCGGTAGCTCTCTGCCTCTTCCAGCTCGGTCACGTCTTCGCGCTGCAGGTTTTCAATGATCTGGGCCTTCAATGCCTGCGCATCGGTCATGGGGCGAATCAGCGCTGGAATCTCAGTAAGCCCTGCCATCTGGCTGGCGCGCCAGCGGCGTTCACCGGCTACCAGCTCGTACTCAGGTGCAGCCTGCTTTTGGGCGCGGGCAGTGTGCAGTGTGTCTTGCAGCCGGTGGGTGGGCAGAGGGCGCAGCAAGATGGGCTGGTGCACGCCGCTGGCCTTGATGCTGTCTGCCAGCTCCTGCAGCTTGGCCTGGTCAAAGTGCTTGCGCGGGTTGGTCAGGCTTGGGGCAATCGCCGTCAGTGGCACGTGCAGCATGCGCGGGCCTGCACCGGGTGTGGGCAGAGCTTGGGTGCTGGTGTCTTTGGAGTCGGTCATGCTGCACCTCCTTCATTAATCAACGCTGCACGCTTTTGCGCAGCTTTGGGTGTGGGGTAGATTTCGATCACGTCACGATCAGGCGTGCTGATGACGACTTCCCAGTGCTGCATCTGCAGGCCTTCGCTGGTGGGGTGGTAGTAGGGGCGGACGGCGGCGGTCATGCTGCAGCTCCCTGCTTGGCTTGGGCTGCGATGCGTTTCTGCTCGGCCAGTGAGGAATGCAGGCTGCCAAAGCGGTCGTACTCCGAAAATTCGTAGCCGATGATCTGCGTGTAGTGACACTGGCGGCGACTGCCAGTCTTGGTGTTGGTGCCGTAAACGTGCCCTTCGTGGTAGCTCCTCGTACTGAAAGAACCCACTTCGATTTCCACGGGCGCTCGGCCGATAAAGACCTCCACGACAGTGCCCACCGGGATGATTTCCTTCATAGCCTCAGCCCATGCTTCACGGGTTGCTTGCACGCCAGCGTACAGTTCGTTGATTACTGACATCACACACCTCCCTGCTTGGCTGCTTGGGTGGCGCGCCAGTCACCATGCTGCTGATCGCACCATCCATCGCTGTAAGCATCTTTGGCCCACTGCGGCCATTGCTGGCGGTCTTGGCCAAGCCACATAGGTTTTCCATGTGAAGCGGCGCGCGCCCCTGCTGCATAAAACCAGCGCTTACCTGATAGCGGTTTCTTAGCCATTTGCTTGCTCTCCCTGCTTGGCTTGGGCTGCAAGGGCGGCGCGGTGCTCTGCGTCTCGCTCTGACTGCATCTTGAATGGCAGTTCTCGCGCCAAGCTCCAGTTATCCAGGACATAGCTGCCGAACGCAGTGATGCTGTATCGACCAAAGCCGTGCGAATTCAGGCACCCAAAGTGCGTGAGTCGCTGGATGGCTTCTTTGCCAATGTCGTAGCTTTCATCGTCCTCGGACGTTTCTGCAAAACGCTCCAGTGCTTCAAAATCATGCTGTTGCAGCCACTGGCGCGCATCCAGCCCCTGCTGGGTGGGGTGCTCGGTGATGGCTGATGCAGTATGCAAACCGCCATACACAAACCCAGCCACCGCAGGCTGCTTACCCAGCCAGCCCAGTGCGTCGATAGCCAGCGCGTGCGCCGGGGTTTCCAGACGCATGCCGGGCGTGGGCGTAGGAATGTTGACCTGCACCTGAGCGCGTGCGCCTGGCAGGCTTTCAATAATCAGGGTGATGCGTTCAAACTGCGGCATGCTTAGCCTCTTGGATTGGGGTTGCAGGCACGGCGTGGATATGCGCCGTGACGGGGAAGTGGCACTCCATCAGCTCCATGGCCACCTGCACCTTGATGCGCATGCCAGTCTTGAGCGTGGCGGCGCGGGCGTGGGCAGCGGCGTGCTGGCCGATGGGGAAGATTTGCTCGCAGGTAAAGCTGCGGCCATTGGTGGGCTTGACGGTGTTCACCCGCAGGCAAAGCACGGGCATGGGCTCGCCCGTCTCGCCCACGGGCTTGGTGCGCACCACGGGGCGCTCGGCCACGGTGCCTTCAATCTCAAGCAGCGCGCCAAAGCCGGTGGCGTCAAAGGTGGCGGCGCTCATTGGGGCACCTCAGCAGCTGTCCAAACCACCGCGGCAATCAATGCCAGCACCCAGGTCAGCAGCGTGCGCAGCGCAGCGCTAAAGGTGGTGATGCGTTTGCTTTTCATGCTGCACCTGCCTTGCGGGCGCTGATGCCGCCCAGGTCATGCTGCAGGTGTTCCATGGCGCGGCAGATGGCATCGCACACGCTGGTGGCCAGCACGGTAATGCTGTTGGGGCCTTGGGTGACGGTGTAAGGGGTCAGCATGTGCCCACCTTTAGGTGTTTGAGTGTTCGCTGCAGGTTGAGCTCGCTGATCTCATCCGCAAGCGCTATTGCCTTGGGGCTGCAGTAGTGCAGCAATGCACCGCACTGCATGACTTGCTGCATATGGCTTTCTGCCAAGCGCTTCAGTTCCCAATAGCCACACCACAGGGCATCGCGGTAATCACTGTTTTTGAGGGTGCGATGCTTGCCCAGCAGTAGCTGTGCTTTGTCATGCTCTTCGGCGGCGCTTGCCAAATAGACACTTGCACGGGCTGCTGCCGGTGCATCTGCGGGTGTGCACACGTGTGCACTGAGGGGAACTCTCCAAGCTGTCGTCATAACCACCACTCCTAAAGCTAGAGCTATTAGCGCCCGCTGTGCCTGCGTTAGCTGGCAATTTGGGCAATCAATTCAGGGCATCAGGTTTGCAACTGTTTTGCCCGGCGCTTTTTCGCGTTGATGTAGTTTAGTTAAAGCGAAACCAATAAGTCAAGCCAAGGCTAAACTATTTGGGCAAATAAAAACCGCCAAACGGTTGGCGGCTTTCGGTGGTGTGTGAATTTATAGGGCTTGTATCGCGGTCAGCCAGTCGCTTTCACGCACGATGCGGATGTGGTGACCATCTTCGCGCAGTTCCATAGCGCGTCTGATTTTGGTTCCGTAGGCTGCATTTACCCAGTCTGGTGAGGCATGCGTGCCGACAATGACGGCATATACCTTTTTGGACACAGCTTTGGAGGGTTCTAGCCGTGCTTTGATGGCTAGTTTTTCGCAGGCGTTGCGGGTGCCGTACAGAAAATCACCTGTCAGGCAAATGCGAAAGCCTTCTTCAAAGTTTAGCTCTGTGGTGTCATAAGGAAGTTTAGCGACGCCGGTATCAACACTGCCTGTTTCTGCGAAATCGCTACCCACCAAAGCCTGTAGCTCTGTGAGTAGGTGGGTGCGCTCGGCTTCATCAATGCGGCCATCGGCAAGAACTTCTTGCAGCAGTCTTGCGATGGCGTTGCCGGGCCATGTACGGGTGGCTGCTTCGTTAGCGCTCAGCCATGTGCTGAGCATTTGTACTTCTGCGTTGTGAAGGTGCCCATCTGCCACGATGCCGGTGATGATGCCGGTTAGTACTTGGGAGGCTTTCACAAGAGCGCGTTGATCGAGTGATGCACGAATGGCGAATTCGGACATGGTTAGTCTCCGTCGTTGGCAGATGCTGCCCAAATCTTTTGCGTGTCTCCTGTGTAAGTCACGGGGACGCCGGTGCGGGTGCAAACCAGTGTGGTTTCTTGCGTGGTGTCTAGCCGCAGGTCTTCGCCACGAAGGCCCTGCCATGCTGCCAAGTAAGCCAGCGCACCAATTTTGTTCTGCGCCTTGATGGCTTTTTGCACGCCACCCCTAAAGGGCAGGGGTGGTAGCTCGCCAGCAGCAGCTTTGGCGGCAAGTTCAGGGTCTGTAGTGCGCTTGTGGATGCCAACTAGCCATGAATTGATTAATCCGCAGTCTGGGCCGTTGATGCGGGTGTCAAAGTTGCTATCAATCTCTGGTGGGTTGGCGGCAAGCGCAGTGACAAGCATGGCGATTGGTTAGAAGTGTTCGCTCTTCCACACCGTCAGCACCTTGCCCAGCACTTCAAAGTGTGGGTTGTGGGGTGAGATGTCGAAGGGCAGGTAGTCTGGGTTTTTGCTGATGGCCCGGATGACGAAGCCGGGGCCGTCGAACTCTGGCACGCGTTGCAGCAGCTTGATGTAGCCCTCTTCGCCTATGCGAAAGAAGTAGGGGGCGTCATGTGAAACAGTCTTGCACCCCATGTCCACCAAAAGCGGATCGCCTGGGTTGTACATGCCGATCATGCTGGGGCCAAACCCGGTCACGATGGCGAGGTTTTGAACGCCAGAGTGCGTAGGGATGTTTTGGCGTAACCAGTCGTGGTTGACGCGCCAGCTTTTGATGATGCCTGGCTGGTCGCTAAGCAGTAGTTTTGCGCGGCCCATCCCACCGCCCACATCGTATTGGTGGATCACCAAGTCTCCGTTCTCGGGTTCTTTTTCTTCGTTGACTTCTGGTAGTACGCCATGGCTTGGCAGGTGATAGATGGCCGCGCCCTCGTTCACTGATTTTTTTTCAGTGGCAGGGCGTACCGTGCGCCGTTCTCTGGCTTCTTCTTTTGGTGTTGGCCATTCGTGGTTGAACCAGTCTTCATGCAGACCTAGTTCAACTGCCAGCTTACGTGCCGCACCCTCGCCAAACGGTTCTTTGCTACCTGTGATTTGAGATACCCGGCCTTTGCTAATGCCTGTGGCAGAGACGAAATCGGCTGGCCGACCGTAATCGGTGGCTATGAGGTGGCGAAGGCGGTTTTTGCGGTGCGTGTCGTTCATGGCTTGTTTAGGTAATCATAAACTTTCACTGTTTAGCTTTAGCTTGACTTATTAGTTTCGATAAAGCTAAACTACGCGCCATATGACTGAACTTAAGACATGGTTGGCGCAGGAGCGGGGGCGTGCAGTGGCTTTGGCTGCGCACCTCGGTGTTGGCAAAGCACGCGTAAGTCAGATTGCGGCAGAGGGCGTGCCCAAGCACTTCATGCTGAAAGTGCGCGACTTCACGAAGGGTGAAGTAACTCTGGAGTCCATGCTGAATCCTGTTCAGTCACCAGTGGATGAGGCAAATGCCGCTGGTTCTTGATTCCCCCCATCACCACCCCTCTAACGGTCACGCCGCCGGGGTTGCTGTCTCCCACCTCTTTCATGGTGCTGCGCGTCATAGCCATCGCGTGCAGCTTGCGTGGCAGGTGGTGATGGGCTTTTTCTTGTTGCATGGGGGCAGTGTCTGCCGCCACGGCTTGGGGCGAAAGCCTGAAATTTTCCAGATTCAAGGGGGTTGCCAATGACCTGTTATCTGTCGCCCACGGATTGGCGTGATGTTCTTTACAACGCGGTGCGCAATGCACCGGGTGGTGTGGCTGCTGCAGCTGCGTTCTTGGCGCAGCGCCGGGGCCGCTCGATGCACACCGAGACTTTGCGCGCCCGCCTGCGCGGTGTGGATGGTGAGTGGGTGAATCTGGAGATTTTGGAGCTGCTGAGCGAGTGGATGCAAGACAGCAAGCACCCCGATGCTTTGTCGTGGCTGTCTGCTTTGAACAACCGTTTTGGCCTGGTGGCGTTGGAGCTGCCGCCTCCGCCCGCTGGTGGCTGGGCCTGTGAGGCTGCAGCCCTGCGCGAAAAGGCGCTGCAGCTGGGCGTGGAAGGTGGGCACCTGACGCAGTTGGTGATGCGTGCCACGGATGACCAGCGCATTTCAATTGCAGAGGCGGATGAGATCACCGCGCAGGCCATGGCTGAGATTGAGCTGCTGTACCGCACGGTGCGCAATGCCCGCCGCGCTGCTGGCTTGGAGGTGCAGCCATGAGACCCGCAGGCGAAGTTTCTAAGGCGCTGCTGCAGGCTGTGCAAGAGCTGGCAACGCCGGAGCGTGCGCCCATTCTGAAAGAGCTGGCAGCCCATGCCCAGGTGGCTGAAGCCGTGGCACTGCAGACGCTGAAAGATATGAAGCGCTATGGCCGTGTGTGCATTGCCCGCAAGCGCACGGTGTCGTGGTGCACGCGCCCGGTGGCTGAGTGGTGCTTGCCCATTGCAGGCAAGGCTGCAGCGAACGATGCAATGGCTGATGGTGGTTTTGCGGCTTTGGCGCGCGCTTGGGGATAGTTGATGGTGAATGAACACGCTGCCGGTGTTGCGGACGCTGGCGTGGATCTGGTCTTTGTAGTGCGTGCAGGAGGTGCTGTATGACCCAGCGCCGTGAAGAGCTGCCGCCGATTCAATTTACAGCTTTGGCGGCAGCGTTGCTGCCTATGGCTGAGACGTTGCTGCCCAAATGGTTGCGTGGTGGCCGCCGTGAGCGCCACGAGTGGGTGTGCGGCAGCCTGGCAGGTGAGCCGGGCAGCAGCTGCAGCGTTAATGTCAATAAGGGCGCGTGGAAAGACTTTGCGACGGGCGAAGAGGGCCGTGACCTGCTGAGCCTGTATGCCGCCATTCATGGTTTGAGCATGGCCAAGGCAGCGGTGCAGGTGGCCCGTGAAGAAAAACTGGAGGATGTGGCTGGCCTGGTGAAAACCGCTGCAGGTGCCACCGTGGTGCCTGCAGCTAACCCACGGCCCATGCCAGCCCCCAAGCCAGCCCCTGAGAAAGAAGGCTGGGCCACGATGCGCCCGGTGCCGAAGTGGGCTCCCCCGCCTACTTTTGTGCACCACTACCGCCAGCCTCAAGATTTGATGCACACCGGTGAGTACCGTGTGGGCGATGATTTGCATGGGTATGTGGTGCGCTTTCGCACCAGCGACGGCGGCAAAGACACGCTGCCCTATACCTTTTGCCAAAGTGCCAAGGACGGTGCCAGCAAGTGGCACTGGAAGCAGTGGGATGAGCCCCGGCCTTTGTTCTTTCCAAACTTTGCGTTGCCCAATGGGCTGACCGTCATTTTGGTGGAGGGTGAAGTCAAGGCTGAGGTGCTGCAGCAGCTGCTGGATGCACACAGCCCCGGCGTGTATTGCGTGTGCAGCTGGCCCGGCGGCAGCAATGCCTGGCAAAAGGCCGATTGGAGCTGGCTGGCTGGCAGCACGGTGCTGCTGTGGCCCGATTGCGATGCCATGCGCGAAAAGCTGACCAAGGCTGAGTTGGCTGAGGTAGGTGCTGATGCTGCCGCCAAAGAGGCGCTGCAGGCAACGAAGCCTTTGTTGCCCGAAGCCAAGCAGCCCGGCATGAAAGCGCAGCTGGGCATTGGCGCGCTGCTGCGTGATACGCATGGCTGCACCGTCAGCCTGCTGCCCATTCCAAAGCCGGGCGAAAAGCCCAGCGGCTGGGACTGCAAGGACGCGATTGTTGACGATGGCTGGACGTTTGATGACGTGCTTGCTTTGTTTGGCCGGGCGCAGCCGTTGTTAGCGGTGCAAGCGGACGAATCTGCAGCAGAAACTGCGGCCCCGAAAAAAAATTCGCGATCCCCCGTTGGCACAAAAGGGCGTGAAGCCGCTGGTGATGCGCCTGACGGCGACGACGATGACGACGCACCCGCTGGCAAGGATGAGACGCCGCCGCCCAAAGGCACGCCCTGGTGGCTGAAGCCGTATTGGGACAAACAGAAGGCGCGCTGGAACATTAGCCGCAAGACGGTGATTGCCGCCTTGGAAAACGATGAGGCGTTGTACGGTGTAGTGGCCTTCAATGAGCTGACAAACAGCGTGCAGTGCCGCAAGGCCTGGCCGTGGCCACATTCGCGCCCTGGTGAGATCAAGGGTGCCGACGGGCTGCTGCTGGGCAAGTATTTGACGGATTACTACAACCTGCCCAGCGTGAGCCGTGCCGCGTTGGAAGAGGCCGTGCAGACGGTCGCTTACACGGAGCGGTTTCACCCCATTCGTGAGTGGCTGCTGGATTTGAAGTGGGACGAAAAGCCCCGTTTGGATAACTGGCTGATTTATGTGCTGGGCGAAACGCCCGAGTCGTTAAACCCTGCGCTGCGTGAATACCTGCAGCTGGTGGGCCGCTTTTGGGTGCTGGGCATGGTGAACCGGGTGATGGAGCCTGGTTGCAAGTTTGACTATTGCCCGGTGCTGGAAGGTGTGGGCGGTTTGCGCAAGTCCACCCTGGTGGAGGTGCTGTGCGGCAAGGATTACTTCAGCGATACGCCGTTTGACATGAGCCGGGGCAAAGAAGCCCAAGAGCAAGTGCAAGGTATTTGGCTGTATGAGATTGCAGAGCTGAGCGCCATGAGCAAGGCGGACGTGAACGCGGTGAAGGCGTTTATCAGCTCCAAGGTGGATAAGTACCGCCCGGCCTACGGCACGACGGTGGAGAGCTACCCCCGCCAGTGCGTGCTGGTGGGCACGACCAACGATGACCAGTACCTGCGCGACCGCACGGGCAATCGCCGCTTTTGGCCGGTGCCGGTGCGCCACCAGATCAATACGGAGTGGGTGCAAAAGTACCGCGCCCAGCTGCTGGCAGAGGCGTTTGTGCTGTACCAGCAAGGCGAGCCGTACACGCCGACCAAAGAGCAGGAAGACCGCTTGTTTAAGCCCATGCAGGACAGCCGCTTGATTGAGACGGCGGTGGAAAGCCGGTTGCTGGAGCTGCTGACGCGTGATGCACATGGTGCGCAGGCAGTGGCTTCCGGGGTGCATGTGGATGCGCAGTTTGTACGCATGGATCAGCTGGTGGTGGAGTTGGGCTCGGACGTGGCCAAGTCTTCGGCGGCGTTGGAAAACCAGATCCGTGGCTGGCTGAAACAGCAGGGCTGGGAGCATGGCAAGAAACAGGTGGCAGGCAAACGGTCAAGCGGGTACTGCCGCCCGGCGGTGTGGCCACCTGAAGGCGTGGTGGTGGGCCTGGATCAGCTTGACCGCGATAGCGGGGCCATAGATGACAGCGCACCACCCCCAGCACCTTCTGGCCAAGCGCCAGCTGAGACTGATGCGCCGCTGAGCCCTGCTGCTCAGTTCCTTCGAAACAAAGCCGACGATGAGCCTTTTTAAGCCATGACGTTGTGCTTGTTCTTTCAACCCATGTCAGCGCCTGAAACGCGCTGCACTGCCCACACAGGGGGAGGCGTGATTCGCGCCTGTGTGGTGGCCAGGGCGATGGTGCGCCCGGCTTGCGGTGCAGTGGCGGGGATGGGGCTGGCTGCGCCCATGACGTAGCGGCAAGTGTCCATGTGTCCACCCTGTCCGGCGTTTTGCTGGGAGTGTGTGGGTAATGCCAATTCCTGATTTTGTGGAGTTGAAGCCGCTGCATTGCCCAAACGACACGTAACCCCCTGTCCACGTAGGTTGCGGTGCGGGCGTGGGCAGGCAGGCGCACATAGCAGGCACAGGCGCGCGTGCGCGAGCCTTGGGCGCGGCTTCCCGCGATCTCTATATAAAAAGGGTGGACAGTATGGACAGTAGGACACTTCAAAAGCAGCAAGGGGCAGCAGTGAATGAGGGCGATGTGCTGTTGATGATTAAGACGGCCATGCCTCAGACCTATCAAGCCATTCAACGTAAGGCTGGGCAGTTTGGAAATGATGTGTACCGCTTGGTTCGCTTGGGTATTCGCGGCCAGGCCAATTGCTTTTATGCGTGGGAAGGTGGCCGGGTGGTGGGCACGCCCTTTGCCAGCACGCACCCGGTGATGGCGGTGGTGGCACAGGGCTTGGTGCAGTTTGGTTGTGCACACGTGTGCATCATTGCTGAGCCTGCCAAGGCGGAGGGCTAAGGCATGGCACGGCTGGAACACATCAAGCAACGTTTGAATAACTGGGCACTGTGGCGTGCCCGCCGTGATAGCCATGGGCTGGGCTTTGCCACCCGCAACATGCTGGCCAACTGGATGGCAAGTGCTGGGGAGGTGAGCCGGTATGGGCGGGAGTCCACCATTCCTGTGCTGCACCTGGAGGCGGAAGAGATTGAGGATGCGGTGCAAGCCATGAAGCTGGGTGCAGGCCATCTGCATGTGACGGTGATGTGCGTCTACATCAAGGACTTGGGTGTGACGGGCACGGCCCGGCAGATGCGCCGCCAGCCCAGCACTGTGCATGCCCAGCTGGAGCAGGTTGACCGCTGGATTGAGGCGTGGTTGCAAGCCAAGCAGGAAGCCAAGGATGCGCAGCTGCAGCGTGTGTCTGCCAGGTTGTCACAGCGTCCGTAACAGTGCATGGGTGTGCGTGGGAGTTTTCCACCTTGGAGGGTTGCGCTACATTTCAGGCAACTTGCTGTTGGTGTCCGCAACCACCCGCAGTGAGCCAGAAAGCCCCGTCAGTCCACCACTGCACGGGGCTTTTGCATTGGTGGGTTGGTACGGCGCATGCTGCCCACCATCTAAATAGCGAGGCCATGCAATGTGGCCAGCCGGGTCGCAACCGGCACTAATTCAATGAAAGGACACGACTGTGCCATCTGCTGCTCCACGCCCCTGCTCGCATCCGGGCTGCGGCGTCCTGGTGCGCGATGGCACAGGGCGATGTCCCAAGCACCCGGCCAAGGTGTGGTTGAAGAAACCAACGGCGGCCAAGCGCATCACTGGGCGCAAGCTGCAGCAGCTGCGCAAGGAATTGTTTGAGCGTGAGCCACTGTGCCGGCCTTGCTACAAGGCTGGGCGCGTGACGGTGGGCACGATGCGTGACCACATCGTGCCGCTGGAGGAGGGTGGCACGGATACAGAGGACAACGTGCAGAACATCTGCGCTGATTGTCACGACGAAAAGAGCAAGGCCGAGCGGGCACGTGGTGTGAAGCGTGCCTGGTCGAACTATCGAGGTTGAAGGGCTTACTTCTTAGGTTTGAAAAACTTTAATGTTGAATCAAACATACCTCTGTTAGGGTTTAGTTTTGCATCTGCTGCAGCGGCAGCGGCAGTGAGTGAACCGCCAATAGATGTGGCTAATGCGGCAATTGGTTCCAGTGCTCCGAAGAAAAGAGCTTCAGGAAACTCCGTGTGTAAGAAGAAACAGACGACCCCTAGGGTGATGGTTGCTACACCTATTCGAATGCTCATGATGTAAGCGTCTTCAGGATTAGAGCGCGAATACCTAGGGTATGGAACAAAGCTATATGAGTAGATGATGCTGGCGAAAATGCCAACCACGAACCATAAGTAGACAACAAGGCGTTCGACGGCCTTTGCTGATATTTGATACTTTACGAAGTAGATACCAACAGAAATGGCTACAAGTATGAGCAGGCTGATTGATATGTAGATCCAGACCTTGTTGTCCTTATCCTTTCTTGTGTCAGATCCTCTCTCTAGAAAAATCATAAAAAAAGCAATCGCTGCTATTGCTATTAAGTCCCCGGCCATGAGCTTTGTCATTTCAGTCTCCAAGGCTGAGGATCGTAACAACGGTGGGTAGGGGGTATCCAAACTTTTGAAACCACCCGCCGGAAACCGAGCGCCCAGTGTCTTTTTTGTGCGCGCAGGTTTTAGAGGGGGGGGTACCCCGAAAGGAATGAAGTTATGGGAACACGTGGCCCAATGCCAAAGCCTTCGGCGCTCAAAGCACTGCAGGGCAACCCCGGAAAACGCACCACCAGCGTGGGCGATGGCGTCAATCCGGTGATTGAAATTCCTAGTGCACCCAGGCATTTGAGTAAGGAAGCTGCCAAGGAATGGAAGCGCATCACGCCGCTGCTCGAAGAGCTGGGCCTGATCTCTGGTCTTGATCGCACGGCACTGGCCCTGTACTGCCAAGCGGTAGGCCGCCTGACTGAGTTGGAGGAAGCTTTCAACGGCCAGGTCAAGCGCCTGATGACAGACAAGGGGTTCGATTACCCCACGGCTGTATCCGAAGCCAGCCAAAGCACCACCCCCAGCGGCTATGTGCAGCAGTCGGTGATGGTGCAGCTGATTAAAAACCACCGCGAGCAGGTGAACCGTTACCTGCAGCACTTTGGCCTCAGCCCTGCAGCGCGTGGCCGTGTGCAGCCCAGCAACTTTGTGCAACCCACGCTGCCGGGAATTGAACCGCCCAAGCCTGCGGCTGCAGCTGGGTTTGCCCAGTTTGCACCCGGTCTATCGGGGCACCCTCTTCAGTAATTTGCTATGACTCATCGCTACGTTGAAGCCGCCCAGCGTTATATGAACGCCGTGGCCAGCGGAGCTGTACCCGCCTGCAAGTGGACAAAGCTGGCAGTTGAGCGCCAGCAGCAAGACCTGCTGCGGCCTCTGTCTGCAGATTGGCCGTACGTCTTTGACGCCGAACGCGCCGAACGCCCCTGCAGGTTCATTGAGCTGCTGCCCCACATCAAGGGCAAGTGGGCGCGTGAAGGCCGCCTGATTGAGCTGGAAGACTGGCAGTGCTTCATCATCACCACCGTCTTTGGCTGGGTGCATCACGCCACGCGGCTGCGCCGGTTCAAAGAAGGCTATGTGGAGGTGCCGCGTAAAAACGCCAAGTCCACACTGTCCAGCGGTTTGGCGCTGTACATGCTCAGCGCAGATGGTGAGCAAGGCGCGGAAATCTACAGCGCGGCCACCACGCGTGACCAGGCACGTATTGTGTTTGATGACAGCAAGGCCATGGCCGATCGCACGCCGGGCTTGCGCACCCACCTTGGGGTGGTAGTGCTACAGCACAGCATCACCGTGGCGGCCACGTCCAGCAAGTACACACCGCTGGCCTCAGAAGGCAGCACGCTGGATGGATTGAACGTGCACTTTGCCGTCATCGATGAGCTGCACGCCCACAAGACCCGCGCCGTGTATGACGTGATTGACACCGCACGCGGCGCACGTGAGCAGTCACTGCTGTGGAACATTACCACTGCAGGTACTGACCGCAGCGGCATCTGCTATGAGCGCCGCACCCACAGCACCAAGGTGCTGGAGCGCGTGATTGAAGACCCCGCCATCTTCGGCATCATCTACACGATTGATGATGCTGACGACCCATTCAAGCCTGAGAGCTGGGCCAAGGCCAACCCTAACTGGGGCAAGTCGGTGCTGGAAGATGACATGGTGGCTGCTGCCCGCAAGGCGGAAGCCATGCCCAGTGCGCTTGCCAACTTTCTGACCAAGCGCCTGAACGTCTGGGTCAACGGAGAAAGTGCATGGATGGACATGCGCGCTTGGGAGCGCTGTGCCAAACCTGGCCTCTCATTGGCCGATGTGCCACGCGACACCCCTGTGTGGATGGGCTTGGACTTGGCGCAAAAGCGCGACTTTGCTGCCCTAGTGGCTGTGTTTCAGATGGATGGCGTGTGGCATGTGTGCACACGTCTGTACTTGAATGAGCTGGCTGTGCAGGAAAGCGGCAACGCCCATTTGAGCGGCTGGGCGCGGCAAGACTATGTGCAGGTCACTGACGGTGACATCACTGACTTTGACGTGGTGGCCGAAGACCTGCGCGCCATCTGCCGTGACCACAACGTGCAAGAAATTGCCTTTGACCCGGCGCTGTCCATGTACTTCGCCACCAAGCTGATTGAAGAGGGCTTGCCACTGGTGGAAATCACCCAGCGTGCCCTGTTCTTTACCCCGCCACTGATCCAGGTGGAAAACCTTGTGCACGAGCACAAGCTCAAACACGATGCCAACCCCGTCATGAGCTGGATGGTCAGCAACCTGGTGGTCAAGGTCTCAAAGTTCAATGAACTGCGGGCCCCTACCAAAGAGCGCCCAGAGAACAAGATCGATGGCCCGATTGCTATGCTGATGGCGTTGGGCCGGGCCATGGCAATGGCTGAGCCGCCGCCCAAGTCACAAACCTTCTGGGCATCGTTTGCAGAGGAACCGACGCAATGAACATCATCCGCCGCGCTCTTCTGCACACTGCAGGATGGGCGCTCAAAGGTGCAGGGCTTAGCCTGACTGATCCCGCTGGGTGGCACACACTGGGTGTCGGTCCAACATGGGCCAAGATCAATGTGCGCGACACCACGCAACTGCAGATCACCACCGCGTGGTCTGCCGTGCGCTTGATCGCGGAGACGGTTGGCACCTTGCCCTTGCACCTGTACCGCACCACCACCAGAGGCCGTGAGCGGGCCAAGAATGACCCGCGCTACGAACTGGTGCGCTACCAGCCATGTGACTACATGACGGCGCCTGAGTGGAAAGAAAGCATGGTGGTCAGCCTGGCCACTATGGGGCAGGCCTACAACCCGGTTGCGCGCATGGAGAGCACGGGGCGCATCATCAGCATCCAGTCGGTGCACAAAAGCCGCGTGAGGCCTGAGGTGCAGCGTGATGGCTCCATCATCTGGTGGCTCACCGATCGCAATGGTCAAAGCCGTGCGTGCACCCGCCGTGACGTAATGCCTGTGCGTGGTTTTGGTGGGCCTGGTGAGCTTGAAGGCTTTGCCCCCCACCAGATCCACAGCAACAGCTTGGCACTGAGTGTGGCTATGGAAAAGTACGCTGCCGAGTTTTTTGGCAGCGGTGGCCGCCCGCAAGGCATCTTGAAAACCAAAGCAGAGTTTGGTGAGCAAACCCGTGACCAGATCCGGGCTGGCTTTGCCAAGTATCTGAGCGATAGCCGAGCCAAGGGCGAGCTGCCTGTGCTGGATGGGGAAACCGACTATCAGCCGATCAGCACACCCAACAACGAAGCGCAGTTTATTGAAAGCCGCAAGCTGCAGATCGCTGAGATTGCCCGCATCTACCGTGTGCCATTGCACATGCTGATGGAAACGGAAAAGGCCAGCTACAACAACACTGAGCAGGCCAACAAGCACTTCTTGGACTACACGCTGTTAGCGTACCTCACGAAGATTGAGGCCAGCCTCAACACCTGTTTGCTAGAGCCTGCGGAGCGTTCTCAGGGCATGTACTTTGAGTTTGACGTCAACAGCCTGCTGCGCGGCGACAGCACGCAGCGTGCGGACTACTACCTCAAGATGCGCCAAGCCGGTGGCATTTCGCAAAACGAGATCCGCCAGCGAGAAAACATGCCTTTGGTGGATGGAGCAGATGACTTGCACGTGCCGCTCAACATGGCACCCAGCGACATGCTGCGTGACTACTTTAAAAAGGACGGTGAATAAATGGATCGCCTGATTGCACCCATTGAAATCAAGTCCACCAAAGAAGATGGCAGCTTCACTGGCTACGCCGCAGTCTTCAACAACGTGGACTTGGGGCGAGACGTCATCCTGCCCGGCGCCTTCAAGAACGTGAAGACCACCAGCGACGGGCAGGTGCGCATCGCCATGAACCACAACCTGCACCAGCTGGCGGGCAAGGCTAAGTTTGAGCAGGATGAGCGCGGCCTGCGCGTGGAGGGGCAGCTCACCCTGGGTGTCAGCTATGTGCGCGATGCGTATGAGCTGATGAAGGCGGGCGTGCTCGATGGCCTGAGCGTAGGCTTTGACATTCCCTACGGCGGCGCCTCTTACGAAGACCGTGATGGTGACTACGTGCGCATCATCAAGGAAGCGGTGCTGTGGGAATTCTCCCTGGTGCCCTTTGGCATGAACCCCGAGGCGTTGATTGAAAACGTCAAAACCATTCGAGATTTCGAGGCGCAGCTGCGTGGCCTCGGATACAGCCAGCGCGAGGCCAAAGCCTTGGCGTCTGGCGGCTTCAAGTCGCTGGGTTACCGAGATGGCGCCCCAGACAGCGAGACGCTGGCAGACGAACTCAAGAACCTCACGCAAGCATTTGATTGGAAATAAATCTATGAGCACACAACGCAAGATTTTGACGGCCACCTTTTTAGGTGGCCTTTTTGTTTTGGCCGTCTTCGCCCTGGCTGGCGCGCCACTGATCCCACCAGACGTTTGGGTCGCGCTGGCCGCAGCTGGTGCCATGCCCATGGCTCTGACTGGTGAGACTGGTGGCGATGTGCGCAAGATGCTGGAGCAGCTGACTGACACTGCCAAGGCTGCCAAAGCCACGGTGGAAGAGGTGAAGGCCGCACATAACAATCTGGATGGCCGCGTCACCAAGATTCACGAAGAAATGAAGGGCATGGGCCTCGATGCCACCACTAAGGCTGCCTACCAGGACGCGGTAGAAAAAGTGGCACTGCACGAAAAGAGCCTGGATAAGCTCAACTTGGAAGTGACCGAGCTGGCCAAAAAAGCAGCCAACCTGCTGGGAGGCGGCGGCGATCAGCTCAAGTCGCTGGGTCAAATCGTGGCGGACTCTGAAGTTTGCAAAACCTACAAGGGTGGCGTGGCTGAACTTGGCGCCATGAATGCCAGCTTGTTCCGCAAGGCGGCCATCACCAGCGCGGCAGCCAGCGCTGGCACGCTGATTCAGCCGCACCGTGCAGAAATCGTCATGGGCGCTGAGCTGCCCTTGTCGATTCGTGACCTCTTCCAGCAAGTCAGCATCGCCACCAACGCGGTGGAATGGGTACGTGAAAAGCTGTTCACCAACAATGCTGGTTCGCAAAACGGAGAGGGTACGGCCTACGGTGAATCGGGCCTGACTTTTGAAAAGGCCTCCAGTCCTGTAGAGACCCTGGGCCATTGGATTCCGATCAGCCGCCAGGTTCTGGCCGATGCGGGCATGCTGCAAGGGCTGGTGGACGGCAAACTGCGCTATGGCCTCAAGCTCAAGGAAGAGGCACAGATTCTGTTTGGTGATGGCACCAACGGTACGCTGCATGGTCTGGTGCCACAGGCAACCGCTTTCAGTAAGGTAGGCATGCCTGCAGTACCAGCAGGCGGTGTAGCCCACACCCAACTGGACTACCTGCGCTGGGCTTTCCTGCAAGTAGCCCGTGCCGGTTATCCCGCGACCTTTGCAACGCTGTCCCTGGAAGACTGGGCCACCATCCAGATGATGAAGACCACCGACGGTGCCTACATCTTCGGAACGCCCACCGATGGCGCCGCCCCCCGCGTTTGGGGCAAGCAGGTGGTGGAGTCGCATGCGCTGACTGCGGGCGACTTCCTGGCAGGCTCCGGCTTTGCGGCAACGCTGTACGACCGCGAGGAAGTCAGCGTGCGAGTGGCTGAGCAGCACGCAGACTTTGCCATCAAAAATATGGTGGCCCTGATCTGTGATGAGCGCTTGGCATTCACTGTCGAGCGCCCTGCTGCCATCGTCACTGGTGACTTTGCCACTCTGATGGCTCCATAAGTCGGTAATCCCCCCATCCAGCCACCCCATAGCGGGGTGGCTTTGTTTTTGGAGTAATCCTCATGGAAGTTGCAAAAACCTTTGAGCGTGACGGCAAGCGCTATCGCCCTGGCGATCCCTTGCCGCCGGACTTGGATAAAACCACTTTGGCCCACTACCAACGCCACGGCATGGTGCGTGAGGCCAAGCCCTCAGAAAACAAACCTGCAGCTCCTGCCCGCAAGACTGCAACGCCCAAGGTGGCCAAGCCTGCTGCAGAACCAAAACCCTCAGAAACCAAAGCTGATGCTGAGGCAAATGCGCCTGCCTCAGGCGATGCAAACCCTGGCGATGGCAGCAACTCAGCAGATGGGCAGCAGCAATTAGCTGGTGCTGGTGCAGTAGATCAGTCTGCCCAAGCAGCACCCAACGCTGACCAGGTCTAAACCATGACTGAGCCTACCGACCTGGAGACCCCGCCCCCGGCGGAGGCCGACCCAACAATCCCCACGCTGGCAGCGGCAATGCTTCGGCTGCGCATTGATGATGATCTGAGCGCTGATGTAGAAGCTGCCATTCCCCAAGCCAAGGCAGAGGCAGAAGCTTTTCTGGACGGCACCCTTTACCCCAGCGCAGAGGCGCGTGAGGCTGCAGCAGATGCCAAGGGCATCATTTGCACGCCAGACATCATTGCCGCTCAGTTGTTGTTGATAGACACCATCGTCCACAGCAACACTGATGAGGGGGCAGACCTCAAGCGGACACGTGCATTCAATATGCTGCGCCGCCACCGCAACATGGGGGTATAGCTATGTCCAGAGCCAGTTTCCAAAACCTGCGCAATCCACCCAGCCAAAAGCTGAACAAGCGTGTGCTGATTCGCTTGCGCAAGGATTTGCCTGTGGGAGCGTCTGGGGTGGAGGTGCAATACAACGAGCCACGGGAGCGCTGGGCGCGTATTCAGCCGGTGGGCACTGCTACTTATACCGAGACGGCACAAACCGACACGGCCATTACCCACCGCATTTGGCTGCGCAAGATTGAAGGCGTGACGGATGCGCACGAAATTGTGCACATCACCAGTGGCAGCGTGTACCGTGTGCAGCGCCTGGCAGATCTGGATGGCGGCAATGATTTCACCATTATTGAAGTGGAGCAACTGCAATGAATAAGCGTGCTACCTTGGCCGCCCACATGCATATTGAGGGCTTTGACCAGTTCCATCGCGATGCGTTTGACAAACGCAAGGTGCGGGCTGGAATGCGGCGCGCAGGTCAAATTGTCGCAGGCCGTGCCAAGATGAATTTGTCCTTGGCGGGGAATGGGAGTAACTACCCTCGGGTTAGAACAGGATTACTTCGCGACTCTATTGAAATGAAGGTTAGTCGCACTGGTTTCCTTGTGAAAATCATGCCTAAAAAGACCAGTGGCATGGAGCACTTTTATCCCGCTTATCTGCACTACGGAGTCAAACAAGGTGCGCGGATAAAGAAGCTCGCACCTGGTGAGGGGCGTGGCCGCTCAAATCGGCGACGCCGGGGCGAGCGGCAAGATCTACTTGCCGCTCGCAGGGCTGGTGCTTGGCGCATTACCCCGCGTGATAACTATATTGCCGACGCCTTGGAGGACGAAAACGCACGGGTGCGCTCAGTGCTTAGTGAGGCCTTTGCCAGAGCGTTGGGTTAGGATTCCTGCTCATTCAAACAAGTAGGAGCAGAGATGGGTGCGTTACCAATCACCGTGAAGGGAACGGCTGGGGAGTTGATTTTTACGGGAGATACTCTGCAGATTCGTAGAACTGGAGTGCTCGGCACCTTGAGGCAGCTTTCTGGTGTGGGGCGTGGAAACAAGGATATCCACCTCAGTGCAGTGACGGCAATTCGTGTTGAGCGTGGCAGCTTGATGAGTAAGCCATTTATTGAAATCATTCACTCTGGTAGCCTGGAGCAACAGGGTGGTGCTGCGGAGTTGAGCGAAAACGATAATGTTCTTTACTTCTCGAAAAGTGAGCTGCCTGCTTTTGAGGCTTTTCGTGATGCGGTAATGGCTGCGAAAACTTCACCGTCTGCCGTGAGCGCAACTGAAGGCGCAGACCCTTTGCAGCAGTTGCAGAAACTGTCTGAGTTGCACAAGGCTGGTGTCCTAACTGACGCCGAATTTGCTCAGAAAAAACAAGAGCTGCTGGCAAAAATCTAGCCTGCAGTTCATTCTTTTTACAAGCCGCCCGGCATGCCCTGGCGGCTTTTTTATTGCCGCCATGAAACCCTCAGACATCGTCGCCCATCTGCGCGCGCATTGCCCGGCCTTGGCAGGGAACGTAGGCGCTGGCATCAATTGGGATGTCATTGAAAAAGCCTCTCGTTGGGATGGCCTGCGCGCCTTTGTGGTGCCTACCGATGACAAGGCCAGCCCCCCGCAATACGACAACGTGCTGGTGCAAGAGATCACCGAGGGCATGGATGTGGTGGTGGTGTGGCCCCAAAAGGATGAGCCTGGCTATGAAGTGGCTGACGAAGTCACTGCCATGCGCCGTGCCCTGTGCCTTGCGTTGGTGGGGTGGAAACCACCTGGCAGCGCTGACTGGCTGATCTACGAAGGCCGCAGTTTTTTGCATACCGACCGCGCCAAGCTGGCATACGCCTTCAGTTTCAGCTCACTGGAGGTAATGGGCAATACAGAGCTGCCCACCCATCCAGCGCAGGCAGAAACTTGGCACGAGGCCGAGTTGATGGGCTTGCACCAGCTGGAGGGGTTGGATATGCGCCTAGATGCCATCGACCCCATGGTGGACAAGAACCTCAAGCCAGACGGTGTGGGGCCAGATGGCCGTACTGAGCATCACCTGAAAGTGAACCTACCGCATGACAACCCTGAACCCACCCCAACCCCATAACCCTGATGTGTGCACACGTGTGCACGTCCGCCCCGCTGAAGGCCGCCAAGTGCGTATGCCTGAGCGTGGCCACGCACTCATGCCCGCTGAAGGCGGCGAAGTGCCGCGCAATGTGTACTGGGCCCGCCGCCTTGCGGTGGGTGACGTGCAAGAAGTGAAACCCGCAACCACCAAAGGGAAAGCAATCAAATGAGCGTCAGCTTTAACAACATCCCCGCAGGTGTGCGGGTGCCTCTGTTTTACGCAGAGATGGACAACAGCGCAGCCAACAGCGGCACCAGCACGCTGCGCACGCTGATTATTGGCCAGGTCAATGAAGGGCATGCGCACGAAGCAGTGGGCAAGCTCACACTGTGCAGCCGCACAGAGCAGGCTGCTGAAATGGGCGGTGCAGGCTCTGTGCTGCACACCATGCACCGCAGCTACAAGCGCAATGACAGCTTTGGCACGGTGTGGGTGCTCCCCCTGGCTTTGGACGTTGGTGCGGCAGCAGCAGGCAGCATCACTGTGGCAGCCGCCGCCACGGGCAGCGGCGTCATCAGCCTGTATGTGGCTGGCCAGCGTGTGCAAGTGGCCGCTGTAGCAGGCGATACAGCGGCAGCCTTAGCCACCGCGATTGCAGCGGCCATTAATGCCAATACGACTTTGCCGGTGACGGCGACGGTGGATGCGGAGACCGTATCCAAGGTCAACATTGCGGCAAAGTTCAAGGGCTTGCTGGGCAATGACATCACCGTGCAGATCAACCGCTTGGGCACTGCAGGTGGTGAGGTATTGCCAGCTGGTGTGACCCTCACGCTGGTGGCCCCCACGGGCGGTGCCGGTGCGCCCGACTTGGCCGCCGCCTTGGCTGCGGTGGGTGATGAGCCGTTTGAATTCATCATCCACCCCTTCACCGATGCAGCCAGCCTGAATGCCCTGCGTGACTGGATGAACGACACCGCTGGGCGCTGGAGCTGGGTCAAGCAGCTGTATGGCCACTGCTACGCTGCCCGTCGCGGTGAGCTGGGTGAACTGGTGGCTTTTGGTACTGCGCGCAATGATCCGCACCACACGGTGCACGGCTTTGAACCACTGGTGCCCCAGCCCGCATGGGAGGTGGCAGCAGCCTACGGTGCCCGCACGGCGGTGTTCATCAGCGCAGACCCTGCACGCCCCACGCAAACCGGCGTGCTCACCGGCATTGATGCTGCCCCTGCAGGCCAACGCTTCATGCTGGATGAGCGCCAAGCGCTGCTCACCTCGGGGGTGGCCACGGCGTGTGTGGAGGGTGGTGAGTACCGCATTGAGCGCGGCATTACCACCTACCAAAAGAACGCCTTTGGTGCGGAGGATGACAGCTACCTGGACAGCGAAACCCTGCACACCAGTGCCCATGTGCTGCGCACCCTCAAGGCGCGCATCACCAGCAAATACCCCCGCCACAAGCTGGCCAACGACGGCACACGCTACGGCCCTGGCCAAGCGATCGTCACGCCTGTCGTCATTCGTGGCGATCTGATTGCTGCCTATCGTGAGCTGGAGCAACTGGGCATCGTGGAGAACGCGGAAAGCTTCAAGGCCAACTTGATTGTGGAGCGCTCCACCACCAACCCCAACCGCTTGGATGTGCTGTTTCCGCCGGACTACATCAACCAGTTGCGTGTGTTTGCGCTGCTCAACCAGTTCCGCCTGCAATACAGCACGCTGGCAGAGTAAGCGGCCCGCGCGTCAATTCATCAACCCCTGCCCGCCCTGGTGCAAGCCACGGCGGGCTTTGCTTTGTAAGGAGGTCTTATGGGCCAAAAGATTGCAGGCACCAGTTACGTCAAGGTGGACGGTGAGCAACTGGTGATCGCTGGGAATATCGAAGCGCCGCTCAACAAGAAAAAGCGCGAGACCATCACCAAGGGCTATTACAAGGAAGAGGATCTTGTGCCCTTTACCAGTGGTGAGTTCGTAATCCCCAAGGGCATGAATACCGAAAAGATCATGAACGGCACCAACATGACGGTGACCACAGAGTTTGCCAATGGCACGGTTTACACGCTCTCAGGTGCGTATGTGGTGGATGAAGTCAATTTGGGCAGCGATGAGGGCAAGGCCTCCATTCGCTTTGAAGGCAACGAAGGAGACTGGTCGTAATGAACGAAGCACAAGAAATCATGGGCCGTACAAAGGTAGTCACTTTGTCTCAGCCAATCAAGGCGCACGATCAAGAGGTTAAGGCACTTGAGTTGCGCCGTCCTACGGTGGCAGAGGTGCGAAAGATTGGTTGTTTGCCTTATCGCTTGCGTCCGGATGGCCTCATGTTTGACCCTGATACGGAGATTACAGCGCAGTACTTGGTTGTTTGTGCTGGCATTCCTCCAAGTTCGGTGGATCAGATTGAGCTTTCCGATTTCAATAAGTTGGCATGGCAGATCTGCAATTTTTTTGCACAGCCGGAATCGTCAGCACCCAGCAACTGACCGATCTGGCCCATGACATGGCTTACCTGTGGCGCATGCCACCGCCACAGGTCATGGCGCATCCGCTGGATGAATTTTCTGAATTGTTAGCGCAGGCCCACCGTATTTGGCCACCGAAGTGAGAGGGTAGACCCCATGGCAGATAAATTTCAGCTCAAGGCCCTGATCACTGGGGTGGACAAACTCAGCCCCATGCTGAAGGGCGTGGGTCAGAACGCTGGCAAGTTGCGCAAGCAGCTCGAATCCAGCGGGCTGGGCAAGATCAGCATGGGTGATATCGCTGGTGGCGGTGCCTTTGCGATGCCGTTCATTGCTGGTGCTAAGGCTGCCATCAGCTTTGAATCCAAGATGGCTGATGTGCGCAAGGTGGTGGACTTTGAAACGCCTGAGCAATTCAAGCAAATGGGTTTGGATATTCGGGAAATGTCCACGCGCATGCCTATGGCGGCAGATGGCATTGCGCAGATCATTGCTGCAGGTGGCCAGTCCGGTATCGCTCGTGCAGAGCTGCAGGGCTTTGCAGAAGACGCCATCAAAATGAGTGTGGCGTTTGACCAGACCGCTGATATCGCTGGCGGCATGATGGCCACCTGGCGCACTGCCTTTGACATGGGGCAGCAAGGCGTTGTTGAACTGGCAGACAAGATCAATCACCTGGGCAACACAGGCCCAGCCAATACCAAGCAAATCTCCGGCATCGTCACGGCAATTGGCGCGCTGGGTGGTGTGGCTGGCTTGAACACAGGACAGATTGCCGCAATGGGGGCGACGCTGGCTGGCGTTGGTGTGCAGGAGGAGGTTGCTGCCACTGGCATGAAAAACTTCATGCTGGCGTTGACTGCCGGCAGCGCGGCCACCAAGGCGCAAAGTGACACGCTCAAGGCGCTGCGTCTGGATTCAAAGCAAGTGGCCAAGGGCATGCAGCAAGATGCGCAAGGCACCATCTTGAAAGTGATGACGGCCATCAGCAAGGTGGACAAAAGTCAACAAACAGCAGTATTGACGCAGTTGTTTGGCAAGGAAAGTATCTCTGCGATTGCGCCGATGTTGACCAAGTTGGACTTGCTCAAAGATAACTTTGAGAAGGTGGGGGACGCCAGTAAGTACACCGGCTCCATGCAAAAGGAGTATGAGACGCGGCTTGCTACTACGGAGAATGCACTCAAAATGTTTAACGCCAAGATCGTGGATCTTGGGCTTAGCGTGGGTGAAATTCTTTTGCCGCCAATCAATGGTTTTTTGGCAGCGGTTGGGCCAATCGTCAAAGGAATGTCGCAGTTCGCAGCGGCGAATCCGGGTGTCGTCAAGGGTGTGTTGGGTGCAGCTGTAGGGTTTACAGCCTTACGCTTGGCGGTCATGGGTGGGGTTGTTGGCATGAAGCTGTTGAGCGCTGTAACAGCCATGTCGCCCGTCGGCCTGATTGTGCGAGGCATTGCCCTGGGTGCTGGCTTGTTGATTGCCAACTGGAGCTCGGTCGGGCCATTCTTTGAGGGTTTCTGGAATTTTGTTCAGCCTATGTTTGAGTTGGGCTGGATTGTTCTTAAAGAGGTGTTCTCTTGGTCGCCACTAGCTTTGGTGGTTAAGAACTGGGAGCCGATCGTTGCTTGGTTCTCCAAGATGTGGGAGCGCATCAAGCCTTATGTTGGATGGATTGGTGAGGCTGCTAATTGGGTGCGTGGCAATGCGGTGGATGCTGTCAATAGCTACAACGCGGGGCAATCACCAACTGCAGCCACCAGCCCCATCAAGCCAGCCACTTCTCCCTTGTCTGCCGCCGCTGCTGCCCAAAAGCAAAACCTGGAGGGTGAGGTGGTGTTTCGCTTTGAAAACGCACCACCCGGCATGCGGGTGCAGTCTGCCCGCACCAACCAGCCAGGCTTGGACATCAACGCCCCCGTGGGTACACGCAGCTTGTCCCTGCCTTATTAGGAGAGCGTGAATGTCTGATTGGCGCAAGCAGCTGCAGCCTGCCAGCTTTAAAGGCGTGCCGTTTGAGGTGCTGAGTGATAGCTCTACCTTTGGTCGCCGAATCCAAGTGCATGAGTTCGTGCAGCGTGACAAGCCTTTTTGCGAAGACTTAGGGCGGGTTACGCGGCGCTTCTCGGTCAACGCCTTTTTTGGGGGCGATGATTGCCTGGACAAGCGTGATGCTTTTTTGGCCGCTGTCGACGAAGGTGCCACGGGTGAGCTGGTGCTGCCCACCTGGGGTGCCATGCAGGCCACGGCCATGCCGGGCAGTGTGGACAACAGCCGTGAAGACGGTGGTGTGGTTTGGGTCAGTCTGGAGTTTGTGGAAAGTGGTGACAAGGGCTACCCCGTTGCCACTCCCGCTACTGATGCCCAGCTCAGCGATTCAGCTGGTAGCGTGCTTGATGAGGGCGGCCACTGGTTTGCAGATGCCATGTCCGCTGTAGATGCAGCCCGCGTCAACATCGCCACGGCGACCGGTAGCGTGCAGGCAGCCTATGGGCTGGTAACCGGCACCATTGGCACCGTCACTCGTACGGTGGCCAGCGCGGCAGACCTGGTCAACATGGTGCTCAACGCACCAGCCAGCTTTGTACAGGCCCTGCGCGGTGGTGTTGGCAGTGTGCGCAGCAGCTTGCAGGGTATTGATCCGCAAGCTGCGCTGAGCAACCTGCGCGGCGCGTTACGTGGCACCAGTGCTATGGGCTCAGTCAACCCTGCGGGCGGCAAAGATACGGTGGCCACTGTCATAGCTGTGAATGAACTGGTGCGCCATGCCCAGCTCTCGATTGCACTGGAGGCTGCAGCGCAGCTGCCGCCGGATGTGCAAGTACCCCTTATGCCCGCTACGCCATCCATATGGCAGCAGGCCAGCCAGCCGGTGCAACGCACCGAGGTGCTGTACCAGGCCGATGTGCTGGCCGCCCGTGCCGCACTGGAAGCCGCCTTGTGGGAAGCCCTGCAAGGTGGCGGCGGCCGCCCGCCCATGGCCATGCTGAACGCTTTGCAAGATGCCCGCACCAAAGCGCGCAGGCATTTGGCGGCAGTGGCATCTAGTGCCGTGCCGCTGATTACTGTCACCCCGCCTGCGGTGCAGCCTGCACTGGTGCTGGCTTACCGGCAGTGGGGTGACGCCACACGGGCTGCAGAAATTGTGCAGCGCAATCAAGTGCCGCACCCCGGTTTTGTTTCTCCGCAGCCGCTGCAGGTTGCACGACGTTAGATAAAGGACTTTCATGCCCATCTCCGACGATCACAGAGTGAGCCTTCGGGTGCAAGGTATGGATTACTCGGGCTGGAAGAGTGTCAGCATCACCGCTGGCATTGAGCGCCAGTCGCGTGACTTCAGCCTGTCCGTAGCGTGGCAGTGGGGGCAAGACCAGCCCCTGCCCATCCAGCAGGGGGAGCGCGCTCAGGTGTTCATTGGGCGCGATCTGGTGCTAACGGGCTGGGTGTTTGCCACGCCCATCAGCCACACGCCAGATGCCATCACACGCTCTGTGGCTGGCCGCAGCCTGACGGCAGACATGGTGGACTGCAGCGCAATCAACCAGCCGGGCCAGTGGCGGCAGCAAAGTGTGCAAAAGGTGGTGCAGGCGCTGGCAAAGCCGTTTGGCTTGCAAGTGCTCAGCCAGGTGCCTGAAACGGCTGCGCTGGTTGACCACAGCATAGAGCCGGGCGAGACCGCGTTTGAAAGCGTGGACAGGCTGCTCACCCTGTCGCGCCTGCTGTCTACCGACGATGGTCATGGCCGCGTGGTGATTGTGCAGCCCGGCAGTGCAGGCCGTGCGGTGGATGCGCTGGCGGTGGGCCAGAACGTGCTGGATGGCAGCGCGTCGCTGGACTTCTCGCAAGTCATGAGCCAGTACCGCGTGGTGGGGCAAAAAAGCGGCACGGACGAAAGCTTTTCCGAGGCCACCAATGAGGTTGCCGCCAGCGTCACAGATCCGCGTGCCACGCGCTACCGCCCGCTGCTCATTCAGCAGCAGGGCCAGCTCACCAGTCAACTGGCACGTGAGCGGGTGAACTGGGAGCGTGGCAGCCGCATGGGCAAGGCGTTGGCCGCCACCTACAAAGTGCAGGGCTGGCGACAAAGCAACGGTGCGCTGTGGGTTCCCAACCTGATCGTGCCGGTGAAAGACCCGGTCATTGGTTTTGAGCGGGACATGCTGATTACTGAGGTGACCTACTCGCTGGATGAGAACGGCACCATTGCCACCTTGAGTGTGGCACCGCCCGAAGCTGTGTTGCCCGAGCCGCAAGACCCACACAAGGCGCGCAAGCTCAAAAAGGGCGGCAAGGCGGACAACTTTGAATATTTGGTGCCTGCTGACTGGGATAAGGATTTGTAGCCATGTCTTTAAAGAACGTAGTCAGCCGTTGCACTTTGGCCTTGGCCAGCGCGGCTGGCAAGCTGCAGACCTTGCAGATCCGCATGCTGGCCGGGGAGGTGAAAGATGCTGTGGAGCATCTGGAGCCCTACGGCTTTACCAGCCACCCCAAGCCAGGAGCGGAGGGGGTGGCGGTGTTCCCCGGTGGCGATCGAAGCCATGGCGTGGTGGTTGTGCTGGCAGACCGGCGCTACCGCCTGCAGGGGCTAAAGACTGGTGAGATGGCCATCCACGATGACCAAGGCCAGTGCGTGCACCTCACGCGTGCAGGCATTGTGATCAAAGGAGCGGGCAAGCCCATTGTGATGACGGATGCAGCAAAGCTGCGTGTGGAATGCCCCATCGAGTGCACGCACGACATCACCGACAAGGTTGACAGCGGCGGCAGCAGCATGGCTGCCATGCGGCAGGTCTACGACAACCACGACCACCCCGGCGACAGCGGTGGCACGACCGGCAAGCCCAACCAAGGAATGTAGCCATGCAAGTACTACCCCTCACTGGCGCTGATGCGGCCGGTGTGCTGGAGCGTGCCGTGCACATCAGCCTGTTTACCTGGCGGCGGGCAGACCCCGGCGATCAGGTAGACGGTGCAGATCGGCAGGGCTGGTGGGGCGACAGCTACCCCAGCGAGGTGAGTGACCGCATTGGCAGCAAGCTTTGGCTGCTGCGCCGCCGCACCATCACGCCGCAAACCCAGCGCGATGCGCAGCGGTTTTGCCAAGAGGCGCTGCAGTGGTTGGTGGATGACGGGCATGTGACACAAGTGACGGTCACCATCACCCGCCCGCAGGCCACCCACTTGGCCGCACACATTGTGCTGGAGCGCCCTGACGGCGATCCGGTAACCCTAAACATTGACGACTTGCTGCAGGTGAAACATGGCATTTGAAACCCCTAGCTTGCCTGAGCTGATTGCCCGCACCAGTGCAGACCTGGAAGGCAGCAACGCCATGCGCCGCAGCGATGCCGCAGTGCTGGCCCGCACCCACGCTGCCACGGTGTATGGGCTGTACCAGTACCTGGCGTGGCAGTTTGCCCAGCACCGGCCAGACACGTGCGATGAGGAGCACCTGGCCAAGCATGCTGCTGACCGGAATGTGCCCAGAAAAGAAGCCAACCGTGCCACTGGCTTTGTGGCTGTGGTGGGCAACGTCAGTGCCGAGGTGAATGTGGGCGACCGCCTGGAGCGTGCTGGTGTGCTGTACGACGTGGTGCAAGGCGCAGTGCTGGCCTCAGGTGCAGCCGCTGTGGGCGTGCAAGCGGTAGACGCGGGCATCTCAGGCAATCAACCTGCTGGTGCAAAGCTGCAATTCATCAGTCCCGTGCTGGGGGTGGAGAGTGTGGCCACGGTTGATGCCGATGGCCTTCACGGTGGCACGGAGCTGGAGCCAATCGAAGAATGGCGCGCACGCGTGGTGGAGGCATTTGAGCGCGTGCCTCACGGCGGCAATGCTGATGACTACGTGGTCTGGGCCAAAGAACAGGCAGGCGTGACGCGTGCATGGGTCAAGCGCAACTGGGTGGGGCCGGGCACCGTGGGGGTGTTTGTGGTCAACGATGCGGCAGAACCTATCACTTTGAGCTCGGTGCAGCTCGCTGACGTGAAGGCGGGCATGGAGCCCAAGCGCCCTGTAACTGCGGAGCTGCATCTGCTGACGCCTGAGCTGGTGCCTGTGCCGTACACGTTGCGTGTAACGCCAGACACCCCGGCAGTACGTGCAGCGGTAGAGCAATCGCTGCAGGCTTTGCATGCGCGCAATAGCGAGCTGGGAGGGCGTTTGCTGCATACCCATATTGGCGAAGCCATCAGCGGCTCACGGGGTGAGCAAGACCATGAGATTGTCAGCCCAGCCGCAGACGTAGTGCCGCAGCCACACCAGCTGCTGGTGTATGGGGGGGTGACATGGATGTAGCGCGCACCGCCACTGACTACGCGCAGCAGCTCACTGCTTTGCTGCCCCCTGGCCCTGCTTGGGAGGTTGAGCTGCAGCCCCAGCTGCATGCTTTGCTGGGGGCGATCGCCCAAGAGTTTGGCCGCATCGATGTGCGCAGCGCACAGCTGATGCGTGAGGCTTTCTTGGCCACCTTCCATGAGGCACTGACCGACTGGGAGCAAACCCTCAACCTGCCTGACATCTGCCTTGGCCCCACCGGCACGGTGGCAGAGCGCAAAGCCATGGTGCGCATGCGCTTGGTTGAGCAGGGTGGGCAGACCCCTGCGTACTACGTGCAACTGGCAGCGCGCATGGGGTATCGCAACGCCAGTGTGCAAGAGCTGCGCGCCCCTCGATTTGGCCGCAGCCGCTTTGGGCACGATCACTTTGGTTCTTGGGCCGCCCAGTTTATGTGGGTCTTGCACGCTGGTGAGCGGTTGGCTGGTGGTGCGCGCTTTGGTTTGAGCGTCTGGGGTGAGCGCTTTGGCAGCAACCCCAGTAACGCGCTGGTGTGTGTGATTCGGCGTGCAGCGCCTGCGCACACGCTGGAGTTTGTGGACTTTGATTAAAGGGTTCTTGTATGGACTTCCCAAAAAGCGTTCCAGGCGTTGGCTTGGTGGGCGGAGAGTTTGTAGACGAAGACGCCAGCACTGGTCGTCAGGGGTCGTTGATTCCGGCGGCGTGGGGTAATGCGGTTACAAAAGAGTTGCTGAATGTGCTTCAACAGGCAGACATAGAGCCTGACGAGTTAGACAGTGGGCAGGTGGCAGCCGCTATTTTGAAAATGATCAGTGAAGCTGGGGGAATGCCCCGCTTCACCCCTTACGTGTGGGGCGGTCGCGGCGATGCCATGCCAGAGGGTGACACCCAATCGAGCGGGCAGCAGATACTTGATTTGATGTATCCGGACATGCGCGCTGACGTGGTGGCCACGCAGTTCACCTGCACCGAGGCAGAGTGGCAAGCAGACCCCTACAAGCGCGTAACGCACTGGAGCTTGGGTGATGGTGTGAGCTGGATGCGCCCACCAGACAAGAACGGCGTGCAGCCGGGCAACGTGGGTGCGTTCTACGGTGTGGGCTCTAACCCTGCTGGCCCGCTGCTAGGTACAGCCGTGGCAGATAGCATCAAGGCGCACAAACACGCGGTCGGCCTCACGACCAACATCCCTGACTCTAACTACCCGGTAAATGCCAAGACCGTAACACTAACAGGTGCTGGTGGTGGCACGTCCTTCAGCGCTGTCACTGTCTCCAACGACAAATTTGTTACTACCTTCGACGGCAGCGCTGAATCTGGGTTGGCGACAGAAACGAAGCCCCGTACTTGGTACGGCATCTGGATGATCCGCATGTACGGGCGTGTAGCGAATACCGGCCTGCTGGATGCGCCAGCGCTGAATGCGCGCATGGACATGATGGATGCGCGCGTGGCGACGCTGGAGGGACGTCACAAAGCGCTGGGGGATGGGCAGGTACGCAAAACCGTAACGCGGTCGCTCAATACGAACTACGCGTACCCCGTAGATGCGAAGCAATCAAAAGAAGTACGCATCTCTGCGGCATCTGTAGCGGCAAACGCAGACGTAGTAGTCATGGTCAGTCGTGACGGCGGGGCAACCTTTACCCAAGAAGCTGTGTGCGTGAGCATCTATTACACAACCGTTACAAACCTAACCGCGCGCGCAATCATTCTCCCCGGAGAGGTGTACAAATTCCTATCCACCAACACAACTTCCGTGACTTTTAGCGAGGTGTCCTGATGCGCCGTTTTTTTAAAGATTCCCACGGCGGGATTAACGAGCCACTAAGCGATACGGAGGTGCAGCAGATGCAGGCCATGGGGTGGCGCGAGCTTTCGGAGAGTGAACGCGAGGCCCACGTCAACCCTGTTAAAACGCTGCAAGACTTGGCAGCCGCCGCAATGGCCGCCGTGAATGCGGAGTACAGCCGCCGTATGGGCGCGATTGCCGAGGCCTACCCGCTGCATGAGCGCGAAAGCTGGCCGGTGCAGCTCCAAGAGGCAAACCTGCTGCTTTCGTGTGCCGATGTGGTGCCTATTCCAGAGGAAGTTAAGACCCCGTGGATCGACCAGTGCGCGCACCAGCGTGGGCTGGATCGCATGGAGCTGGCAGCGCGCATCGTTGCCAAGGACGAAGGCTACCGCACGGTATCTGGCTTTCTCACCGGCGTGCGCCAGTGGCATGAGGACTGCATTGCGATGCTGCTGCAGGAGGGCGAAGACGCGCGCGAAGCGCTGCTGGGCTATGACCACCTGCAGGGCTGGGAACAATCAGCGCCTGTCTGATGCAGAACGCAAGAACCACAACCCGCTTCGGCGGGTTTTTTTACGTCTACTGAAAGATGAGCATGGAGCCAACAACAAGTGCGGCGGCTACTTTGGGAGGGGCCGCCGTTTCTGCTTCAGCAATTACCGCCTTTGGCGTGCCGCTGGGGCTGCATGCTGATGTGCTGCTGGCGGGCTTTTTCGGCTCGCTGGTCGCCATCATCTTGCTCAACACGGTGCCTGGTGGCACAGATACCACGCAGCAGCTGGTGCGTACCTCGGTGCGCCGCCTGGCCGTTGCCTGGGCCAGCTCGATCACGGCTGGCTACCTCACACCCTTGGCGTTGCTGGTGGCGAATGTGCCCCAGCCGGGGCTGCTTTCCATGGCGTTCCTGGTCGGTGCTGGCGCGCAGCGCGTGCTGGTGGCCTGGCTGCGCCGTTATTGGTCTGAACCGCAGGAGGGCTGATCCATGTCCGCACTGCTATTTGTCCTTGGGGTCGTCGTCCTAGCTGAGGCCCTGAATAAGTTGGAGCGCACGTGCCCGTGTGCCCATGGCATCACGCCCCACCAGCGCCTGCTGGCCTGGCTCAAGGCCATTGCCTGGTTGCTGCTGGCCTGGGCCGGGGCTGGCGCGCTGGTCGGGCCGTTCTTTGGTCAGGCACCACCCACCTTGCGAGAGCTGGCCATGTTTGGCGGCTTTACCACGTTGATCGTTCGCACCCGTTTTAAAGAGGGTTGATATGCAATTGACACCACATTTTGCTTTGGCAGAGTTCACCCGATCTGCCAAGGCAGCGCAGCTGCGCCTGGACAACACGCCCACGGGCAAGGCGCTGGAAAACCTCAAGCGCACAGCCGAGATCCTTGAGCGTGTGCGTGCCCACCTGGGCGTACCCATCATCATCACCAGCGGCTACCGTGGCCCAGTACTGAATAAGGCCGTGGGCGGGGCTACCAGCTCTGACCACTTGCAGGGCTTGGCTGCTGATGTAATCGCGCCCAAGTTCGGCACGCCGTATGACGTGGCCAAGGCGCTTGCGCCGCACATCGATGCGCTGGGTATTGGCCAGATCATCTATGAAGTCAGTGGCAGCACGCATTGGGTGCACTTGTCTGCCAGAGTCCCAGAGAAGCGGTCAAACCGCGTCATCACCATCGTGGTGGGCAAGGGCGCGCAGCTGGGGGTGCAGCGCGTATGAGTATGACCAACAAACTTGCAGCCGGGCTGGGCCTGGCCTTGGCAGTCAGCGTGGTGGGCCACATCGCCGGTGGCTACGCCTACCTGCAGCAGCGTGATGCCTTGGTCGAGGCCCGCACGGATCTGCGGCATCAGCAGGGAGCGACCGAAGCCGCCAGCCTGGCAGCCAATGCGTGCAGCGAATCGGTCGAGGCACTGAGCGTGTCGGCCGCCGTCATGGCCAGCCAGCTGGAAGGCTCACGCAATGCAGCCAAGCAGCAGGCTGGCGTGCATTTTGGCAAGGCAGACAAGATTTTGAGCACACCTGCAGCCGTGCCTGGTGACGCCTGTGCCAGTGCGCAAAAACGTGTGCAAAACATTTTGGCCGCCCGTGGCCAGAAAGGTGGTGGCTGATGCGTTGGGGCTCCTTACCCCTTATCTCCGCTGCGCTAGCGGCGGGGCTGGTTATGACTGGCTGCAGCAATGCGCCGCCGGTGGCCAAGGTTCAAACGGTGAAGGTGGCCATCCCCGTGGCCTGCCAAGAGCCTGAGCCAGACCGGCCAGTCATGCCCACCGATCAGCTGCCCGACGGCGCTGATGTGGATGCGTATGTCCAAGCTGCGGCCGCAGAGATTGAGCGCCGTGAAGGCTATGAGATCCAGCTGATTGCGGCGTTGCGCAACTGCAAGCGGTTGAGAGATAAAAATCGAAATTAAAAAAGCCCGCATAGCGGGCTTTTTGTTGCAACAGATCAATTGATTAGGCTGTTGTCGTATCTTTGATTTGATGAAGGGCGTTAAACGTAGCCTGCACCAATTCCAGTTCGTTCACAGCCTCATTCAGCAAAGCCAGAATATCTTCTTTGGTCTTAGGCGAAGTCATTGCATAGATATCGAAGTGGTGTGTCTTGGGCAT